ACTATGAACCTCTTCTTTCCAAACAAGGTCTGGAAAGCACCAATATTCTTTTGAACCGTAGTCCAATATTGTTCTACCTCTGCAGGCGGTAATGTACGTGCCCGCTTCATATTACGATCTTGTGCAGTCTCAAGGTCAGTATTGACAAAGATCATGGCAACATCATATCCAAGCTTTTTCAATGATTTAGCTTGAAGTTTAAGTTTACCTACATCCTTGCCAGTACCATCAATAACAAGACCAAGCCGTCCTTGAATATATCGCTGCTGCTTTGTACCTGTAAGAGCTTTAGCTTTATTACGGATCTCTTGGCCTTGCACTGAGAAGATATTATCTGGAGTTGTTTCCATTCCAGCCTTTGTCATAGCAGCTTCAAATGCATCATCGGAATTCACTATCTTAAACCCAAGGGCAGTTAATCCGGTTTTGCCTACAATAAAAGATTTACCAGAGCCAGGACCGCCAGCCAAAAACACTGCTTTAAAAATAGCAGGATCATTTACACCTTCGGTAATATCTAAGTAATCTTTAAATGTATTCATTTTAATTGGAGCCTATATTATACTTTGGACAAAGTTCCCATTCAGATTTCTCTTTATATGAGATAATTTTAATTTGCTTTAACGGCGCAGTACTTAGTGTTTGACTAGTATCAACAATATCTAGTAAACCCCAATCAGCTAATAGAGTAGTAATAGTATTACGTCTTTCTAAATCGTTGCTATTTAAGTTTGATCCCTTACCATCCAATAAAAACAATTCCTTGAAATGCACTATAAAGTACCTTCCTTGTTTATGTAATATATGACATGACTGGAATAATTTCTTATCCATGGAAGATGCTACACCTATCCGTGTCAATGTCTCTTTTACCTTTAAAAAATCGTCTGGTTCATTAAGCGTTATCTCCAACATGTGTGCCGGAGTCCATTCTATATGTTCAACATTATTATTGTTTTCCACCTTGATTCATCCTATCTTTCAATATACTCAATTGATCTTTGTTTAATATATTTAAAGCTTCTTCCGCTCGAGCATTGTTATAGCCATAGGCATTTTTTAATAAGTCTATGTCTTTGCTAGAAGAAGCTTTGTGCCATTTAGAAAAACGTTTCCGCTTTCTAATCATATTTATACAAAAATCAAACTGAAGCCGGTGGTCGATATTATGATGGACATTCATCTCATTGGCAATAAGAACGGTATCATTGAAGTAAGACAAGGACCGATTAACCATAAACGGTACATAATCTTTCTCTGCAAGGTCATCTACCATTATATCTGCTTTGGTATAGTTCACTGCATTTACATAATCAAAAGGATTCATATTCTACTCGTTAAGCAATTGTGCTGAACGGCCTTGAGCCAGGGACCAATCTTCAGCAATGTTTTCGACTTGGCTGACACTCATGTCCGGATGAACCACACGCTTAAGAATACGATGGCTTGAATCACGATAATCGATGTAATAATTACCACCAGACTGTACCTTAACTTGTGCAACTTGACCGAATAAACCAAAATATTCTGATATTATTGTGCCTGTTTGCTCTATGCCGTTATTGTCCTGCATACAATACTCCTATGAAATTGCTTGAATTAATACTTGAAGCCTTAAAATATCTAATGCGATATCATAACGCGGGTCATGTAACACTACGTCTTTATACTCAACAGGCTCAGGCATAAAACTATTAGACATTTTACTGCCATATGATAGTCCGTCAATCATTGAACGAGTATCTCTGATTGACCACCATGGATAAGGTGAAGGTTTACCCATGGCTTTACACATTGTTTCAGTAATAATAGGATCAAAAGTATTGCCACGAGTATAAACACTAGCACCTTCAGTATATATGCTTTCTAAAACATCAGGCATTTCACTTATAGAAACATCAGTCTTATAAGCTTTTAATTGAGACCTTTGTGCCTCTTTAGATTGTAGCATCCACCAATCAATGGTAGAAGATTCAATCACACGCTTAAATACTTTGACCTGCTCGTTGACGTCAAACTTAACGTATGTGGATCCGTCCACAATCTCACTTAGGGTATATGGCTTACTAATAAAACGATTAGTATCAAAAGCGAATGCAGCCATCGATAATACCGGACAATTAATTACGTCTTGTCCAAGAGTCTCATAGTCATAAATCAATGAATTATTCATTTCCATTCACTATTGGCCATAATCTCTGTGAGACATGCCGCAGTATTAAGTTCATGATCAGCAACAAAAGCATTTTTATATTGATAGTCTGCAAGGATTAGAATGATTTGTGGAACACTATTAGCAGTAAGTTTACTGGTCATAGTATCATATATCTTACGGAATAGAACATGTGGTTCAGTGTCAGAGTTCTCGCCAACCCACTTACGCATCTTATTAAAGTCTTTATCTTTTAGATGCTTAACTAGATCTGAGAATGAATCATCTGACATGTTACTTAGGATACCAGCATCAATTGCACCAGAGGTACTATAACGTTGACATTCATTAATAACACGACGCCAATCAGGCGCATGAGTCATAATAAGATTAGCGATAACCTTCTTATCGTATATAACACTTTCTTCGACTAGGATGAGTTGAAGACGTTTCATGAAGGATGCAGATAGGTATGCAAGTGCCTTCTTTGAAGTGTTGAATTCATATATAGAACATCGAGAATGAAGTGGTGCAATAATACGGTTTTTAAAGTTACATGTTAGAATGAACCGGCAATTATTAGAGAATTCTTCCATGAATCCACGAAGTGCTGGTTGAGTACTTTGAGCATTTAAGTAGTCTGCTTCATCAAGTATGACAACCTTTAGTCCACCATGAAGTGATACAGTACTTGCAAATTGTTTAATAGTCGTTCGAAGTGTATCAATGTTTCCTGATTCAGAAGCGTTGATAATGATATAGTCTAGATCTAGACTGTGGCATATGGCACGAGCAATAGTAGTCTTACCTACACCTGCAGTACCTGAAAGAAGCATGTTTGGAACATTGCCACTCTCTACGATTTCAGAGAAGGTCTGAGATAGATCTTCACTTAGAACACATTCATTAATAGTTTGAGGGCGGTATTTCTCTACCCATAACATATCGCTTTTATTCATTCACTACTCCATAATATATTGATGTACCTATTATAACATAGATACACCAGTTTGTACACAACTATTTTATGCCTCTGCGGAGAATAAAGCTTCGTATAATGTTTCAACTTCTTCTGCTGCTTCGGTAGTCTCAGCAATATTTTGCTTATGATATGCAGATGCAACCTTCTTAAGATACTTTTTAGGTAGGTCAAACTTTTCAGATAAGTCATCAATTGTTTCTTTGATATAATCACGTTCGCCTTCGGTACGTACCATTGAGTTAGAAATTTCTTTCATAGCTGAACGGATTGCTTGACGGTCTGCAGGTGCTGATGGGATAATTAAGTTGTTCATAATATAGTTCTCTTAAACGTTAAATTTAGATGATTTTTCAAGTGCTACCCAATATGTTAATTGGTCAGCGGTATTTTCAAACTTAGAAATTAGTTTGGACGATATGGATACCTTATAGTCTCCTTGTACGAATTTAAAGTTATTAATATTAAATACTAACTCAAAGTCATTGTCATACTCAAGGTCTGAATCAATGTCTAGTTTATACGAGTTAGCGGTTTTGTTGGCAATATCAGTAGATAATAATGTCAACGATGAGCTTCCAGATGTACCTTTAACTACAATATCGGTAGTGCCAAGAACAGCGGAAGATTTACGTAATGAATTTAAGTCTTCATTACTTAGTACAAACTCAACATCAGTCGAAGGCATTTTAATGTCTTTGGACGGAGAAGTAAGTATGGATGTATCAGAGAAGAAGTACTTAATGGACTGTCGTCCTTGATTAATAGTGACATACTTCATATCTGCGTTAAAGATAAACTCGGGATCTTCAAACATACCGATAACATTTAAGAACTCATTCAGATCATAGATACCGAATCCGTTTTCAAAGGTCTCGCTTATATCTGCAGAGCTAAGAATGTTCTTAGCATTTGACATGGTTTTAACCGTGCTGCCTTCGCTGAATACTATGTTTGAATTAATCGAACTAAAGTTTTTTAGAATCGATACAGTCTTACTAGATAATTTCATTGGTACTTCCTTTATAATGTAACTTGATTATGGTACTATTATATCACGATATTAGTGAAGTGTACACTCTTTTTTTATTTAATTTTACTAAAGTTGCGATCTTTTATGAATTCGATCTTACTGCGGAACTTACTCTCTAATATCTCACCCTTATGTGAGATGACGAACACATTGGTACCTTCATCTAACGTATTAAGGATTTTCATTAGATTTTCTACACCATCATGATCCATGGATGAATCAAAAGTCTCATCGAGTATCAATAAGTTTGTGTTAGTAGAATTCTTCATACGTGCAATTTGACGCCATGTGAACATTAGTGCCAAATCGATACGTGTCTTTTCGCCTTCAGAGAATGATTCATATGAGAAGTTATCCCTATGGCGTGAACGTATACTTTCATCAAAGTTCTCATCTAGATTAAATGACACAAAAAAGTCAAGAATCTGTAGGTAACTATTGATTAACTTATTCATTACAGGCAAGTATTCTTTAATTACCTTAGTCTTAATGCCTGTGTCCTTTAGCATTTCTGCGATGACGATAGCATATGAAATCTCTTCGTTGATCTGATACTTACGATCTGAAAGTTGTAACTTAGTCTCTTGCAATTCATTTAGTTCAAGCTTAGCCTTTTCAATGTCGCTATTACTTGCAGTACTATTAAGGATTTCTGATTCAAGCGTTGCAATATTAGCATCGACATTGGCGATATTAGCTTCGGTAAGTTTGAGTGTCATCTTTATGTCACGCTTCTTTTTTAGCTTATCGCCAATAGTTTCAATGGTATTCAATACCTCACTGAATTCAGTCTCAAGTGTATTCTTAGTGGTTATCCTTGATTTAGCGTTGTTACTAATATCAGATATTTTAGACTTACGCAATGATTCATCTATTATCTGTGTACAAGAAGGGCACTCATCGTTCGATGAATAGAACTTAGATTCAGTCATTAGAACCTTTAATTCGTTATTTAAGGTGTGCAGATCCATAGTTAGAGCAGTCTTTCTATCAGAAATAGAGCTTAAGCTTGACTCTGTGATAGTATCAAATTCATCCAACCATTCATTAAGGTTATCCTTTTCAGACGTATATCCTGCCTTGTCGCCTTTAAACTTCGTGATAGATTCACGTTTAGTTTCTGCAATACTTTCAGAAGCCTTTGCCATATCCTT